TTCTACAAGATTATTAAAAAGATGATATTCTGAATTAGATTTATTATGATACTTTTCGTGATAAATATTATGCTTTTGAACAATACTCATAAAATCCCTCATAACTGTTGCTCTTAAGCTTGGAAATGATTTACGACATATTGTTATAATTTTATTATTATTATTAGTACAGTACTCAAATATAATCCACAATAATATATTGTAAGTTTTTCCTGAACGAGTACCTCCTTGCTGTACTACAATTTTAGAATCTGTATTTGATAATTGTTTATAGACCTTATTGGTCTGTATCTTCGGTTTTGTCAATTATCTCTATTTGAAAATTAGTTGGCATTCCATCTGCACCTGTAATTTCTTGCCTTTCAATATAACCTCTATTCTTACCTTTTGTCTTTAGGTAAAATATAGTTGCTGAAGTATTACCTCCACCTATTTGAGTATGTAATTGACTTTCTGCAAAGTCTAGTGCAATGTTTTCTATATCCTTAACCTGACTAGCAAAGTCTTCGTCTTCATTCATCCACTTATAGAATGTACTTCTTGGTACATCTGCACTCCTACAAGCTACTGTTACAACCCCTAGGCTTTGTTCTAATGCCTTTAATATTGATTCCTTTTTTATGTGTCTACTTTCGTCCATATTATATTAATTCAAATGCAGCAGTTATTCTATTTGCTGAACTTATTTCTTTAATTCCTCCTTGTTTATTTGCTTTGTTTCTACCAAATCTATTACATCTCCATTTCTTATTTTTCTTTAAAGCATATATCAAACTTGGTGCTGAAGTTGTTATTGTAAATCTATATCTATCTTTTTTATATATATTACCAACTTCTTGTAAAAATTTAATTCCAAAACCTGCACCTTGAAAATCAGGCAATATAACTAACCTATGTACTTTTTTTAAGTTCTTTGACTTTGGATGTGGAAAATGCAATACACTTAAAAAACCTGCTATTTCATCGTTTATAGTAGCTATAAAAACTTTTGCTGCATTATTATGAGTATGACTTAAATAGTGGTGTTTAGAAAACATTTTCCAAATCTGTTTATTTGCTGCTTCGTGGATTTTAAAATTAATTTCTGGTCTATTTTTTTTTTGCCCTTCAAATGAATGAAAGGTCATAGTATCTGTATTAAATACCCAATCTGGCATTAACCAATCTTCTACATCATAATGACAACCAACTGCTATAAACTTTTTGTCACTTTTTCTTATTGCTTTCTGTATTGCAAAACTCCCTATTTTAGCAACATTTCTATCTACAACACTTGTAAATTCATCAAAAACAAACATTTCTTTTTTCTCCAATATTGCTCTTGCTAAATCAACTCTCATTTTTTGACCATTAGATAAAACAGCATAAGGCTTTAACCAACTTGGTGGACTTGAAAACCCAACAGAATTAAATGCATTTGTTATATCAGAAACAGAACAATATTCAGGCATATCATCTAAAATTGATTTATCCGTATATTCAAATTCAGTAATATAAAAATCTTCAAATAATTGTTTAGCTATTGTAGTTTTACCACTACCACTTTTACCTACAATTAAACCAATTTTCCAGTCTTTTGATAAATCTATTTCTCCTTTAAAATGTTCTGTTGATTCATTAGATTGTAAATCAAACTTTCCAATAACAGATGAAACTCTAAAAGTTAAATCAGTTTTATTTGTTTTTATAATGTCAAAATTCGGCATATATATCCTTTTTCTATTAGTTCGTTATATAGTTTTTCTTGTTCTTCTTCTGATTCTGTTTCAACTTCTAATCTAAACATTGAAGTTAATGTATCTGACAAGTCTTCTATTTCAGGTGCATCAAATTTAGGAACATCCATACCCCAATCATTAAGCAATTTTACCTCCCATTCATTAGCTAATGTATCCCAATCCCATTCTCCAAAACCAACATTATCTTTAATTAAAAATTCTTTACTCCATTGTATATATGTTTTAGGTTTTTGACCATAAGCAATAAGCTTTTCATTTGCTTTATCAGCCATTTCTTGAGTAAATATTATAATAGGAACTTCAGTCATATTTAAATGAATACAAGCTTTTAACCTCATATTACCTCCTAGTACAACCATATCTTCATTTAAAACAAGTGGTCTTAATTTAAGCATTTCAGGGAAATCCCTTATAGAATTAACTAACTTCTTAAATTTATTGTCTTTTATAAAACGAGGATTATCCTCATTTAAATTTATTAAATCAATATTTACTATATCCATTATATTCTATTATGTATTTTACTTTCAAAACCTAATCTTGACATTATATCTATAAATTCTATTTCAACAGGTTCTTTTATTTTAAATTCAGTTAATAATCTTTTATTATAATATAATTTTCCATTATTTTTATAAACAACTTTTTCTAATTCATATTTTCTTTTTTTATGAACTATAATTAAATTACAATAAACTATTTCTCCTAATGCCACACTGTTTGTTTCCATTTTATTATCTTCTTTATATATAACGTATTTAATTAACATTTTTCCACTGCCAACTCTTTATAAGCATATCCATTCTTTCATACATTTCATTATATTGACTTTCTGGAATTCTATTCATTAATTTAATTAATGGATTTGCATTTGACTCATTATATAGCTTTTGATATTTAGCATCTAAAATTAAATACTTATTTTGAATATAATTTAATTTATTAGCTTCGTATTTATCTTGTATGAAATCATCATCTTCTAACTCTTTTAATATATCTTCTGATTCAAAAGCAAAACAAAGCTCATAGTCCTCTAACATTGGATTAAACTTTTTATATATAGGGTATTGTTTTGTTAAATGAATTGCCGTAGCGTGGTCCATATTTTTACCTTTTGATTCAAAAAATCTTGAAATTTCAGTCCATCTAACATTTAACTTATTTCGAAGAATAAAACAAACTAAAGCCCTCAATTCTACATATTTTCTTTTCCTTGTATTTTCATATATATTTACTCCTGATAATTCTATTACAGATGTTGCAATTCTATCAGCTACTTTATTAATCATATTTTATTTTTTATTTCTTAATAATTGTATTTCTCGTTCTAAATAATCCTTTGCTTTTAATAAATCTTGTAATTCATCACGTTTCTTTCCTGCTCTTATAACATACTTTATTATGTTACCTCGACAAAAATTTATGTTATAATCATTAATAACATCAATTAAATCATAATCTTTTCCATTTTCATAATGTGGTTGCGTTCCTCTCATTCTGTTCTTAATTTTAGTAAATTATAACATTCAACATATTTTTGTCTTGCTTTTCCTTTATATTCCTTTTTAAACAATTCATACATTTTTCTTGTATATTGATATTTTGTTTGACAATCTACTAAATATTTTGCTGCAAATCGTTTTCCCTTACCTTTAAAGTAATTTACATTATCTGCACTATCACCGATTATAAATTGCTCATATAAATTAAACATTGCTTCATCTTCAGATATATCCAATATCTCTTTATGCTTATAATGATAGTTATATAATAAACAAGGAAATTGCTTGTAGTCTTTATCTATACTAACAATCATAACTTCATTTCTTCCAATATCTTGACTTATAGCATACCAATATCTAGCTACCATATCATCTGTCTCAACTCCATAACCATAAATACTATCATATTGTTCTTTTACATATTGATGCATTTGATGTAATAAAGGAGGTAATTCTTGTTTTTTTCTATTTGCTTTATAGTCTTTTGTTATTAATTTTCTAAAATTACCTTTACTTCCACTAAAAGTTATAACTTTATCAATATTATAAATATCTTCTAATTTATTTATAATCTCCATATATTGACTATGAAACTTATTTGTTGCATCTGAAATATCTGTATAAAATTTTTCATCTTCAGGGTTTTCTCTTTTCCTATAACAACTAGCAAATATTAAACTGTCTGCATCTATAAGTAAAATCATATATTTTTAATTAATTTCCTTATTCCTTTATAAGCAACTTGGCACGACTCATTTTCGTTTGACCCCCTTTCAATACTGTTTTTTGTTATACTATAAATTTCTAGTATTAGCTCTCTAATTACTGGGTATTTTTGTATGTTGTAAATACAACAATTANATAAATGATAGAGTCTCATAATTCTTTTAATTCATCTTTTATTTGAGTTAAATACATATCCTGCATTTTTTTATTTTCTTTTACTACTTGATTAATTATAAAAGGAAGGTCTTTAAATAATTGTTCTGTATTATATACTAACCACTTTTCATCATCTACATCATTATAACCAATATGCATTTCTCCATCTTGACACCATAAATTATGTGTTTCGTGTATATATGTATAACTTATATTTTCGTGTAATTTATCTTGTAATTCGCGTATATATTCTTCTAATTCCTCTTTTTGTACTTTTAATTCTTTATTTTCTTCTTTTAAATCGTATATTTTTTCGATTAAAATGTCTTTTGATGTTCCCATTTATATTAATTTATATATTGTTTGCATTTCACTTTCCAGATATAATGATGCAACATAAGTTAATTCCTCATTGGCTATTTCTACTTTTAAATGTTTATTTGGTAATATATATAATTTACCATTATCTACAATAGTAGGTATATTTTGTAATTTAAACCATTTATTTGCGTATTCTAATATTATTTGCATTTGTTATTGTTTTATTAATGTTATTATTATTGAAATAAATATTACTATAAAACAAAACATTATTATTTTTAATGATGCTTTATATTTATTATCTGACCTTCCTTGTCTTGAACGAAATTGTCTTATTTTTCTATATTTCATCTATTTTAATATTAAATTTTGCGTATTTTTTTTGATATTTAGTAAGCTTTATTTGATAATTAATTAATACATCCGTAATTGATGAATCAAATTCAATCATTTCTTCAATCTTACTTTTCAATTCTTCCCAAGCTGCTTTATTTAATTTCATATATCTCTTAATAAAATTAAATCTAACTGATTAGCTACATAATTAATATGCTTTTGAGTAGTTTGTGACCAATAACCCAACTGGATTAAATCATTACCTTGTATTGTTGCAACGTGTGTAGAATAACTCCATACTTGATTACCTATAATAGATAAATTTTGCTTGTACTTTTCTAATTTTACCATAATATTCTGTTTGTTTTAAGTTATATATAAATATACAAAAAAAATACTTATAAACAGAATGCTTAATAACTTACTTTAAAACATTTATATTAATTCTAACAGCTTCATTTTCTTTTAATAAATAAACATCTTTTAAAATTCTTTTCTTTGTCCACATCGTAGTATCAGGACAATATTTTTTAACAGTAGATGGCATTTTCAAAGTATTAAGCCAATACATAAAATTTCCTTTAGGGTCATTAACAAAATATAATTTTATAATATCTTCATCTAAATTCATAAGGGCAGAATATTTATCTTTTTCAAGCATCTTTTCCTTATAATATTTATTTCTAAATTTCATTTCAATAACACACCTAAAACGTTTTCCATTTTTTTCAGGTGTAAAACCTTCAGCATCAAATCTAGACGAACCTTCCCCAGTCCATTCTAATTCCCACCCATCAAAGTTAAGCAGCATTACAACTGCTTTTTCCCATTGATTAATTTTCTTTATTCCCATTTTCCCAAATTACGTTCAAGTCTTTTATCCATTTTTTGATTGTTTTTGGGGAACAAGTACAGGGCTTATAAAAACTATGCTTGTAATATTTTGAGTGTAATTGGCAAACCATTTCAAATTCTTCAGCGGATAGGTATGACTTTGTATCCATCCTAAATTTTTCCCAGTCTTTTTTATCGAGTTTTTCAAATTTTACCATCTTTTAATTTTTATTTTATTTAACTTTTCTCGTCTGTCTGGACAATTACATTTGCTTCCTTTAAATTTATGATAACTATCTACAAGATATTTAATTCCTGTATATTTAGTAATATAAAAAATAATATCTCCTAATTTCATAATATAGTATTTATGTTATTTAATTTATGGTTTTCAATTAAGTATGAATCATATCCTGCTTTAAATGATGTTCCATTTGACCTTTTTACAATTGAACCCTTTT